TAACCGGACTGGCGGATGCTAACCCTGACACACGTAATGAACAAGCTCGTGTGGGAGCGGCGGCGGGATCGGCGGGTGAGGCAGCGTGGCGCGGTCGCGCGGGACAGGGAGGGGGGCGCCGGCGGCGGCGTCGGCGGCGCGGGGGGTATACACCTACGCCGTGCCACAAACGCTGTTGTGGAACCGGTACCAGACTTAATAAAAAGAAAACTAAATGTGTCGCCAGAAAGCGTTCTAACCGTAGCTCGCGCCGCCGCCGGCGCCGCAAATAAATTAACAATGAATCCAAGTACCCGTAATCTCACGATGGTATAAATACCGTATTCTTTTAAGTGCTTCACGTCTATCCCTACATATATTTCTCCATTTTCGTTGAAATATACGTAGCCAGAACGTCTTTAATATAGCAGTTTGTTCTCCACTGTCCAATTCATACCCTTGCACAATATGTAATTGATAATATTTTTCGGTAGAGATAATATTCCAGAATGCTCTTATTGTAGGATGCGAAGGGCTATCTGAACGTTCCCAATAAAACTTTTTCATAGAATCCAAAGTATTTTGATACTGGTTGGAAATAAACTCATTGTGGGAAATTAACCAAGATACAAGATAATGCCCACTATAATAATGGTGATTACCATGAAGGCATGGATGAATGATTTCACAGACAGCAAGCTCACACATCATTACTTTTTATAAAATCCGCCAATAGTTATCAATTTTTTTATTTATGATATATATATGAAGTTGAAAAGATTATTAACAAATAAACTGGTTTTGTATACGACATTAGTAGTTGCCATTCTTCACGTTTTGGGTTATATGGCTATCGATAACGATAAAGCGCTTTTATTCTTTATATCTGTCGGTGTCTTAACAACCTTCTTTAGTAAAAATATGATAATTGTTTTATGGGTAGCCATTATTTCAACAAATATTTTATTCGCTGGTGATGCTGTGCGCGAAGGATTAACAAATGCCCAAAATGTAGAGGAAAAAAAAAAGGAAGAAGAAGAGGAGGCGACAAAGGAGGAAAGTGTTATTCGCGATAATGCGGAAACATTTACACAAGTAAATATACCTTCAAGCAAACCGGCACCTGCTCCTGCTAGCGAAGAGGAAGAAGATGAAGCTATCGGGAAGCGTATTGATTATGCATCTACATTGGAACAAGCTTATGATAATTTACAACAAATGCTTGGACCTGACGGAATGAAGGGTTTATCAAAAGAAACAGCAACACTTGTAAAGCAGCAAAAAAGTTTGATGCAAAATTTAAGTGATATGGCACCTGTTCTTAAAACAGCCAAGGAGACTTTAGATACGATGAGTGGAAGCATGCCGGATTTTGCTAATATTCAATCCCTGATATCGGGTTTTGGGGGGGTTTTGGGAAAGAAGAAAGAATAAAGTCAGCACGTATAATATATGGCACGCAAATGTCCACCTGGAGTAATATGTATTGAAAATATGAGCTTTCTGTTTTTATTGATAATAATAACTTTAGCAATTACAATATATTTTCAATTTAAACCAACTGAGATAGTACCACCCACACAGAATATAATCGTAGAAAGACCGATGCGTCAGCAATTACCCCAGAGAAGAAAAAGTGTATTATTAAATCCCTATGCTCCACCTCTTCGCGATACAACATTTTTCTCTGCGCCGCGCGGTATTCCTATTAATGTCCCAACACAATCGTTTGATACAGCTTATCGCCAAGTTGGAATACTTACCCGCATCAACGGCAAAGAAACCATTTTACCTTTGATGGGAAGACCATTATTTGCTAATCGCAATAAATGGCAATATTATACCATGAGTGATAAAAATAACAGTGTTAAATTGCCAGTAAGTAATAAGGGGCGAAGTTGCACTAACGAATACGGGTGTGATAATTTATATAACGGTGATACAATCTATGTTGAAGGATATAATGATGCTTTTAAAGTTACAGTTTATGATAATGAATTGCCTCGTTATATACCCTTTGTATAAAGATTATCATTTATATATATAAGAATGACCATAACAGAATTACAAAAAAATTTTGAGATTCAAAAAAAAAAACTCAACATTTTTTTATCTATTAAAAATGGGGATAAGATTATGGAAAATGTGCAGAGTAATATTTTATATATAGAACCCCCAGGATATTTGCAATCGATAAAAAGATGGTGGTATGGAGAGAATAAAACAAGCACCTTTAATTATTTAGATCAATATTTTGTAGAGTTTGTTAGATTTTTAGACAGTATTCTTAATATTATCAATAATAGTAATAAAAGTAAAGTATCTCCCTTGGGATATTCTGTATGTAAGTATATTAATGAATTGATACCTGGAATTCATATATTGAAATCTACGTATCCAAATTATAAAGATCTTCACGATAAAATAGCAAGTATAATTATTACAATGATAGATTTTAAAACAGAATACAAAGAAAAGATTAAAAGAGATGAAAATCACGCCAGGGCATTCAGTTTTTAATAGATAATAAAAATATAATATTCATTATCTATTTTTTAATTTTGACAGTAGGACTTGTTTTATTACCGACAGCAGCAGCTGTTGCTGCGACTGCGACGGGCGCCTTCAGCCCACCCGATGCGCGCACGACGGCTTGTCCTGCGCCACTTGGTCCTATTTGTTCTCCAGTAATTTTGAGAATAACAATGCGGTTTCCGTGGGCATCCGCCGGTTTACGAAGTGAATCAAGAATTTTTTTCTGCGCAGCATCGGTAAGGGCTACATCTAATGTTACTTTTTCCTTTGTGCCAGGCGGTATTGCTTTTTTGGGTATTGCTTTTTTGGGTGTCGCTTCTTCTTTTTGCTTTGCGTGAATCGCCGCCGCCGCCTCTTTTGCAGAGCATGTGTGTAATGTTACATCACAGACATTCGAGATACAGTCTTTATTGTTTGCGCATTTTTCCCCTTGTTTCTTTTTACTGGGTGCCGCGGCTGGTTTTGTGGGCACCTTTGAAGAATGTGCATGTGCAATAATAGTTACTTTAGTTCCCTTTGGATATCCAGTATCCAACGGTTGATTAATCAAAATTGACCCATATCCAACAACCGACCGTACCTCTCCAGGCACTTTTCCAATCCGCACAACATCACCTTTATGGAATAATTTGTTATTGGATACCGGTATTTTGGTAGCGCCCGCCTTAATATCAGCAGTCAGAACGCTGCTTCCTAAATCTGCAGAACCACTGGGCTTAGCAGTAGTTGAATGTGCGTGTGCAATAATGGTTACTTTAGTTCCCTTGGGATATGACGCATCCAGTTTTTGATTAAGGACGACAGCTGTGGCGCTCGTAACAGTACGAACCTCCCCGCCTGAATTTCCAATACGTACAACATCACCTTTATGGAACAAGGCGGGTTTAGCCACAAGTAATGTAGTAGCCCCCTTTGCCACAGCAGCAGTCAGGACGCTAAATCCTAATGCCTTGACGGAGGGAGCCGCAATCTTTTTAACACATTTACGGTTACCCGTCGTGCCAGCACATGCATTGGTAATACATTGTTCGGAAGTTTCACAATCACGCCCAAGTTTTACCGCCCCTTGTTTACAGATTGATTTTCCATCCGTTCCTGTGTAACAATTATCACTTAAGCAATTATTCTTTTCTTTGCATGGTTTTCCAAGGGGGGCTCGCGCGGTACATTTATCCGTGGCGCAAATATTACTTTTACAATCTTTATTTTCTTTGCACGCCGCCTTTCCCTTTCCCTTTCCCTTTTTCCCAGAGACACATTTCTTCGTTTCCTTATCCCATTTTGCGTCCTTTTTGTGTTTGCAATCCCATTCTTCCTTTCCTGTAGCTCCTGGGCGGGGTGAGGCACGCCGCGCCGCGGGACCCATTTTACACCAATTCTCCTGTTTTTTATAATTAACTTGTAATGTTTGGAAATCCAAATCAGCATTGGACTTATCGGCATTCTTATCAGGATGACATAGTCGTGCCTCCTTGTGGAATTCTTTTTTAAGGGCTGGACCGCAGGACACTTTTGTAACTGCAAACGGATTACAAGCATCTGTTGATTTAGTCGTAGCTTTGCTGGCTGCCTCCATCTTTTTGACAGTTGCTTCACCCTGTAGTTGACATTTCGGTTTATAATATGCTGTCCATTCAGCTTGGGTAACAGATCCCGCCGTTTTCTTCCCAAGTGTTGTGATAACTGTATTTATATACACCCCCGCTTTACTTATATTTGCACCCTCGTAAAGTGGGATTCCTGTTAAATGTGATATCTCCTTGGCTTCTTTTGTCTTTTTATCAAGCATGTTGCCGTGAGTAATGCCTGGTTTCAAACTTTTGCGCAAATCATCGACGTTAATTTTTCCGTCTTTGTTCTCATCGATCATTTTGAAAATATCTATACAGTATTGATTGGAAGCTTTATCGACAGCTTTCTTTCTTTCGACTGGTGTCATAGTGGGCATTGAAGTTTTGGGGGTTGTTTTTGCCCCCATCTTTTTGACAGTTGCTTCGCCGTGCACTTGGCATTTCGATTTATAATATGCTGTCCATTCAGCTTGGGTAACAGATCCCGCCGTTTTCTTTCCAAGTGTTGTGATAACTTTCTTTATAAGCGTATTCGCTTTACTTATATTTGCACCCTCGTAAAGTGGGATTCCTGTTAAATGTGATATCTCCTTGGCTTCTTTTGTCTTTTTATCAGGTTGGTTGTTGCGAGTCATGCCGGGTTTCAAACTGTTGCGCAAATCTAATTCGTTAATTTTTCCATCTTTTGCGATCATTTTGAAAATATCTATACAGTATTGATTGGAAGCTTTATCGACAGCTTTCTTTCTTTCGACGGGTGTCATAGCAGGCGCGGCGCGTTTTTTTGTTGTATGCGGGACTGATGTCTTTGCCTTATCGGCTTCTTTTTGTGCCTGATTTGCGGCAGTCTTTTTTTTTTCAGCATCTTTTGAATGTGTCACTGCTTTCTTGGTTGCGTCACTCGCTTTTTTTTGTTTATCTTTGACATTTTTTACATCTTTTTGCTTTGCTGCGGACCCCTTTTTTTTAAGAGTTGCTGTTGATTTTGCAGCAGCGACCTCCTTTTTTTTAGCGTCTTTCTGGCTTGCATTTGATTTGGCTTGTGCTTTTGCGGCTACCTTGTGTAGGGTGTTTGCTTTTTTTTGTTTCTTCGCTACACTCTTTGCGTGTGACTTGGCAGCACCACCGCGACGCCGGAGGGTCTTAAAACGTAAATTTAATCGACCACGTCTTTTTCTAAACGTTCTTCTAAATTTTCTGCCTCTTGCTTTTAATCTTCGCTTATGTTTTTTAACCAATTTAAATTTCTTTCTTGTTTTTTTATTTGAATTTCTTCTTCTTTTTTTGGTCATTATATACATAATTTTATATTTTTTTTATTATTTAGTTATATTAAATGAGTACTGAAGGTCCATGTCAAAATGCGACAGCACCTATAGATATAACAGAGTCTACACAACCCTGTTCAGGAATTTGTAATTATACGTTTTCATATGCTTTGAGCACCTGCCAATTAGCTAATAAAGGAGAATATTTAAGTATCATAACCAGCACCCGGGGCAATGTCATTAAGTTTAATAATCTCCCATTTACTCTTACTGAAACACGGCTTTATCATCCATCATTGCATACATTCGATGGAGCGCAGACGGATGCAGAATTGATCCTTGTTCATGGGGGTCCAAATGGACAGAATTTTTTAGTGTGTATTCCTATTGTAAGTGGTAGTGGAAGTTCTCAAACGGCTACCTTCTTTAATGCATTTGTTCCTTTAATTCCGCAAAGTTCTGGAACGAATATAATGGTAAATGTCAATAATTGGTCTTTGAACAATATTGTTCCAAACGCTCCATTTTATTTTTATCAAGCAACTGCTCCCTTCCCACCTTGTACAGGAAGTTATAATTTAATAGTATTTGGTAAATCCTCGGCGGCACATATAGCGGCGGCTGATCTTCCTCATTTGAAGGCGGCTATTACAGCACAAACATATGTTGCTAAAGGAGCGCCTGCAAAAGGGCTATTTTATAACAAAAGCGGCACATTATCGCAGAGTGGAGGCAGTGGTAGTGATAGTGAGATTTATATTGATTGTCGCCCTGTGGGAGAGGAAGATGAAGAAGAAGTGGATGCTTGGACTATTCCTAAATTTGACTTTGAACACGAAGAAGACGATGTTAAAAAAATGTTACATAGTAAATGGGCAGCAGCAATTATTTATATAGTAATGGGTATTGTTGGCTTAACGATTTTTAAGAAAATATACAATATGGCATTACATAAATTCTTCAAAAAAAAATCCTAATATAATAAATTATACGTTTTATTATATTAATTAAGTTTAGCAGCATCATGCAGTTTATCGAGCATTGGTTTGTAAGAAGCTTGCGATAATTTGCCGGGTGCGATTGGAAGCATTTTTCTGATAACTTCTTCTTCCACTGTCATTGGAAATTGGTTTCTTGGTGATAAATTGCTATATCTTGATGGCAATGGCGCTTTAAATTGTGTTGGTCTGGCTATTGGATAATTACCTGTCGGCTTTGAGTAAGTATCGGTGCTTGAAATAAGGCGATACGCAGCAACAATACCTAATGCTCCCAATAATGGATGCGCAAATAATAAAGAAAGCGCTCCTCCAATAATTAATACTTTTCCCAGAAGTGTATGTGATAATTCCTCTACACTGCGAGGGACTGAGATATCGGACACAATAAATATAGCCAAAAGAAGAGCAAGTATATAATGATGCATGTCTTTTTCAATTGATTTCATTAAAGACGTCATATATCATATTATTATATTTTTTAATTCATAAAATTGAATAATATATGACATATATAAAATACATAACAATGTCTACATATCTTGGACGACGTGGCTATTCTATTTATAAGGAATGTTTAAACATTAATGAACAAGCAATGATCAGAAAAGACCTAAAGGTTACCCCTTTTGTTCCTAAAAGTTCGATTGTAAAACCATCTCCTTTTTCAATTTATAGAGAATCCCAAAGAAAATTTTATCTCCCTCGGTTTTACGGATTAAAAACATACGGGGCACCGGATGAGATCCAAATAGGAGCCGGCTCTCCCATTTCACTTGCTTTCAAGGGGTCTCTGCGTCCTTACCAAATACCAGCGGTTGAAGCATATATCAAGTGTGCTAAAAATAGGGGATGTGGTCTTCTTGAACTATATTGTGGGGCAGGAAAGACAGTATGCACATTGAAGATTATTTCTATACTAGGAGTCAAAACTCTTATTATTGTTCATAAATCCTTTCTTATGAACCAATGGGCTGAGCGAATACGCGAATTTCTCCCCGATGCTCAAATTGGACGCATACAAGGTGATATTATTGATGTTGAGGGCAAAGATATTGTCATAGCAATGTTACAATCACTTTCGATGAGGGAATATCCTCTTACCCTTTTTAAAGATTTCGGTTTAACGATTATTGATGAAGTTCATCATATTTCTGCAGAAGTATTTAGCCGCGCCCTATTCAAGGTTGTAACGCTGAAAATGTTAGGATTGTCTGCCACCATGAAACGCAAGGATGGATTAACGAAAGTATTTAAAATGTTTTTGGGGGATATTGTTTATTCAAAGAAACGTGATCGCTGTGATAATGTGCTTGTAAAGATTCTTCATTATAGACACATAGATGAGGAATATAACAGAGAACTATTTAATTTTAGAGGGCACGTGAACTATTCGGGAATGATCAAAAAACTTTGCGAGTTTACGCCTCGGAGTGATTTTATTTTAAGATTGTTAGAAGATATTTTGACAGATGAGTATGAGCAGCAAATAATGATTTTAGGGCACAATAAGAGTTTATTGTTTTATTTACATGACTCTATACAGGAAAATGATATTGCTTCTGTGGGATATTATCTGGGTGGGATGAAGGAAAAGGATTTGAAAATAACTGAAACAAAAAAAATTATAGTGGCGACGTATCAAATGGCTGCAGAGGGCTTAGATATTAAGACTCTTAATACGTTGTTGATGGTAACTCCAAAGACGGATGTTTGTCAAGCGGTGGGTAGGATTCTTAGGCGTAAGGAGGGGAAGCATTTGATTCTGGATATAGTGGATAGTCATCCAATATTTCAGCGACAATGGGCAAAGAGGCGCTCTTATTATAAAAAGGAAAAATATACAATTCAAGAGATTGAATTGGATAATTATATAAATAAGGGGGAGTGGATTACCACTTTTAAAAATGGTGAAAAATGTAATAAATGCAAATCAAAGGCGAGTAATTTGTTGACAGGGAAATGTTTGATTGATTAACATTTATTATCTTCTTCTGCGCCGCCTTTTTCCGCCACATTGTGTTGTATTATTGGGAGTTTTAATAACTGTGGGAGCTGGAAGTGGATTAACATCTTGGTCAAATACGGGTGATGCGAATCCCTTTCCTGTAAAGTGATTATAGTTATCTACACAATTGCCGGTTCCGCACGCGTCATTTCTGGCGTATGTTGGTGGGTTGGCTGTTTGCCAATTTCCTCCATTAGGGGTAGCGTATCCTGGAGTACTTGGAATATTTGATCCATATTGAGAATATCCCCCGCGTCTACCGCTTCGCCTACGTCTAACGCGTCTCCGTGTGCGCCTACGTACTCGCCGTCTTGTTTTACGTTTCGCACGCTTGCGCCGTCTTGTTTTACGTTTCGCACGCTTGCGACGTCTGCGGCGCGTTCTTCTTTTCCGACGTCTGCTTCCGCCGCATTGCGCGTGGCATTCTGGTGTTACGGGTGCGTAGTTATTTAATCCTGGAACAGCAGCAGTGAATCCATAATATGGCGTTCCTCCGCATCCCCCACACGCTCCACCTCTTGACCCGCCTCGTTGGGGAGGCGGCGAGCCGACAAATTGTGTTGCTACTCCAAGGTCTGGATCTTTGGCTACACCGCAATTATTTGTTACTTTAATGGGTGGTCTGCCAAATTGAGGTTTCCCATTGGGATTAAATCCATAACCCCCACCACGCTTTTTACGCCGGTTTTTACGCCGACGTCGGCTTTTACGCCGACGACGTTTTTTTCCCCCTCCCTGAACTCCTGCTGTGGCTGGTTTTGGCGGAGCATATCTATTAATATTATTATTTCCTGTCACTGTATAACCAGTTACGGATCCTTGGTCGCTGCCAAAATTACCTGGATCGTGTGAATTATCTGCATTTGCTAATTCGGCTACCATATATATATATATATTCTTACTATTTTTTTTCCAATTTATATATAATTTTTCGTTTTGTAATTTCTTCGGTTTTTGATATTTTCAGTGGTTGCCAACGTGAAAATTTCTTATTATAAACGCAGAGCATATTATAACTGCGATCGAAATGGGCATATTTTCCCGGATTAATATCTTGGAATTCCTCCTCATCATCGCTTTCTTCTAATGCATCTAAATTATTATTTTCTTTAATATCCCTAAATAAATTATTCATCATTTTACTTGTATTAAAATCCGGAATATGACATATCCCATATTCATGAATGGTGTCATCTTCCAAAGTGCAATATAAAAAATAAATTTCCGTTCTAATACAACACCGGATACTGAAAATCGCATATTTTTTTGGTTCAATATATTGATTAAGATAAGTGGATTTTCGATGTAACATTCGGTGTTGAAGGTGAGATACTATATATGGTATTTTATGAAGTTCTTCTATTGCATTATCATAACTGGTATCCATATGAGGGAGCCCAAAGATAATATTATCGTTTGTGAGCTGAATTTGTTTTAGATATTCATTAAATATTGTATATAGTATCTGTAACTTTTTGTATTGACTAAATGATGATATATTTTTATTCATGAAATAAAAAATATCTTCTATACTAAAAAAAACTTTTTTTTGATGTATAAAAAAAGTTCCATAAAGAATGGTGCCATTTTGTGGACATAAATCAGGTTTAAACGAGGCAAGCTGAATTTTAATGTTTTTGATTTGTTTCCTTTTCTCCATATTCATTGACAAGCATACAGTTTCGCCTTTATATTGGCGAAACCATATAAACCCCTTTTCGCCTTTTGGAATAATTAAGAAAAGTTCAGTATGGGAAACCTTCTTATAAATTTTTTTCTCATAAGAAAGTTCTGTAATCGGGAATTCTTTTAAAATTTTTCCTTTATCATGAAATGTAAGAGTCATACAAGTGATTGGATGATTATCTTTATAATGTTTGGAAACTATTATTAAATATATTGTTGTTTTTGGGTAATCCGGCTGCTGGGAAAGCACTTTTTTCACTATTTCCCAATCCTTGTAGGTAGTTCTTTAATTCTGCCTTCATATCCATATTCATTTCTATTTTGGGAATATCTGGTACTTTTTTTTCCAGTGATTTATAAATTTCTTTGTATTTTTGTTCTGGGCGATTGACTAAATCTTTAATTTTTGGAACAGTAAGATTTTGTTTGAAAAATATATATAGATAATGAATAAGACATATAAAAACAATTGAAAGCCCTATTTGTTTGACAATAACTAAAAACATTATATATAGTTTATATTACTTTAAGTAAGATAATAACGAGGAAATATCTTCCTTCAGTGTCTTTTGATTAGATTCGTGTGGAGATTCAAAATAAAAATCTATTATTTTATCTTCGTTTTTTTCTATTACAAATGATGTTTGTGATTTTGGATGCAATATAAACATTATTTTTTTTATTTCTTTGACCACGTGTTTGTATGGGAGCCTATAAATTTCATTATTTGTATCTACAATAGGTGTTACAGATGATAAGAGTGTATACTGTTTAATGTAATTTTTAATTGTGGTTGTGCGATCAGGAAATGTATATTTATATAATTTATTTTTAATCATTTGATATTGACCATCGTGGCAAATAAAAAGTGTAATGGTTTCTATTTTTTTTTGCAGATTTATTAAATTACCACTATATATACTTAATTCCTGTATATAGTGTTTCATCTAATTAATAATGTGATAAACTATTTAAACCTATTTGATATTTCCAATACATATGGTAAAAATAATAACTATAAATAGGTACGGTATTCCTAAGGAAGTTTCGATTGACAAAATGGATAATATTTATAAAAAATGTAAGTTTCGTAAAAAAGATAATTTTACGTCGAGGCATGTATGGCGTTTATTAATGAATGGTGATAAGAAGCTCTGTGTACATCTTTTTGCTAAAAATACAGGGCAGTGCAAGACTATAAATAAATATGAGTTGCCTCCGCCTTTGGATAAAGATTTATTTTATGGTACAATTGCTGTTGTTGGTTCTACAGATAAAGATAATACTCAAGGTATAGACTTGACTGTAGAAATGTGGGAGAATATTTATGATAAATTAATGGGTGGGTTTGAGAATTTGGATGAAGAAGAAGAAGAATCTGATGAAGAGTTCGTCCCGAAAGAACATAGAACAAAGCACGGATATTCTAAAGAAAGTAATTTTATTGTGGATGACAGCACAGTAGATTATAATTCCAGTTCAAGTTCCCCTGAGGAGGATGAGTATAATTTTAGTGATGGTAGCGATGGTAGCGATGGCGTGTCGCTTCACAGTGAAGAGGGTGATAAGGAAAATAAGATCACAGATCCCAAGGGTGTGAGCACTAAGGGTGTGGTCCCCGAGGTTGTGGATATCGAATCAGAAGATGAGCTAACAGATTCTGGTTCTGAACTGTCCGAAGAAGAATATGAGAATGAAAATTGATCAAATAATTTAAAGGAAAAAATATTACTATAGTAAATGAAAATTACTGATCCAGAAAATTTTCGCAATACGATAAGGCAATCATTTTCCTCTATAATTGAAGATGAAAAAAAACAAATTAACTTGGAAAAGGGGATATATAATAGTGTTATCCAAGAAGCCAAAAATCTAAAGATCGTTAGAAAATGGGATAATAATAATTTTATAATTCTATATATTAATAAATATCGCTCTATAATGGCAAATTTGAGTACTAAAAGCCATGTTCATAATCATTATTTATTGGAACAGGTTAAAAGTGGAATAATCTCGCCTTGTAAAATAGCCTTTATGAATGATCGAGAGATGTTTCCTGAAAAATGGAAAAGTCTCGTAGATGACAAGATTAAAAGGGATAATAATATGTATAAAGAAAATTTAGCTTCTGCTACCGATGAATTTAAATGTTATAAATGTTCAAAGAGACAATGTACATATTATCAGATGCAAACGAGATCAGCTGATGAAGCCATGACAACTTTTATCACTTGCTTAAATTGTGGAAATAATTGGAAATGTTAATATTATATTAAAATATCATATAATACTAATGAATATTAGTGGTCCTTTACCTGCCCCCCCTACCTCACGAGATATTTCTTGCAACATTGTATATCAACAATTGTATAAAAAACAATTTCCTTACGGACGCTGGAATAATACAAATAGTAATTTAAAGTTATTTCCAATGACAATTTGCCATGATGTTTGTGGAAATATTGTTCGCAAGCAAACAAAAAATATATTTCAAAATACTGCAATGCGTATGTCACAAAAACAGGTTTATTCATATTTAATGCGCAACGGCATTGGACCCTACACTCGTTAACAGAGAATTTCTAAATCTTCCATTTTCCAATATTCGCTTGCCCCATTGGGCAATGGGCGGCGAATGATAAATGGAATTTTCTTTTCTTTTAATTCTATTAAAGCGATGTTATATCCGTCCATCATATCTTCTGTAGTTTTGATAAACGGTTTTGCACCACAATTAAGTTGCTTAGTGCGAATACCCAATATTCTGGTGCGTTCGTATTTGGTAAGAAAGGGCACTGTCTTATGTAGATCATCGATAATTCTTCCCTCAGGATCACGGACGGCATTACTTAAAGTAAGTAATTCCTCAAAATTAATCTGAATAATCTCCGGATGTAAATTAGCTATGTATGCCTCTTTTTGAAATTCCTGTTCTAATTTTCTAAATGTTTGATCATCTTCGGATTCTATGCTTTCTTCGTCAGAATCAACTGATGTGGCATCAATATTTTTTTCGCGAAATACTTCGAATAATTCTTTGTCTTTACCGCTTAGAGATGTAGCCTTTGTATAAAAAGTTCCAAAAAAATCTTGGTTGCATTCTGTAGGCAATGAAAGACCCTTTTTTTTTAATTCTGCTAAATACAATTTCAATCCTCGCTTATTTTTTATTTTATCATCTTCTATAGCATCCATTAAAATCTCGGCGTGTTCTTCGGGTGGATAGATATAAATATGAATACGGTTGGGTTGTCCTTTTTTTTGAATTATTTCTTTGTGAAATCCTTTACACGGGATATTATTTGGACGCTTTAATAGCCGTGTGCTATCATCATCTTCCTCATCCTCTTCTAATTTGCTTGCGTCAACTACTGGAGCAATTTGGGGTGCTTCTGGTGCCGGGGGTGCGATTGTTGTCGGGGTATTTGGGAGTTCTTCAATATTTAATTCAAGATTCTCGGTAGTGAGACTCATTTATAAACTGTAGAGATACTTTTAAATAATTTCAATTTAAATTTAAATTGTCCATATAGTATCACACGCTCCACATAAGTAAACATATTTCATATTGTTATCATCATATCTTATGTAAATAATTTCCTTTTCTGGATCCTCAGCACAGTTTTCATTAGGACACGGTACATTTTTAACTCTGGGCAATGTTGGATCATATTTCGTGAATTCATTTACTATATTGGAAAATTTCTGTTTCCCCTGTCTTAAAAAGGTTTTAGAAACACAAATATTATCTTCTGTGATAATTTCATCTTCATAACCACATTTTCTACAATAATAAATTAATTTATTTTCATCTTTTTCTGCGATACGTATATAATACATATTTTTACATTCCTTACAAAAATGCATTTTATATATTCTATAATATAATATATTTATTTCAATTTATTATATATCTCTTTCATTTGTGATAGAAGTTTTGTATAATCTGTAAATACTTTTAAATTATATATTCTTACATAAATTGGTAGGGCGTCTTTTGTTTTCGTCAATTGTTCTTGAGTAACCTCATCTTCTAATCTTTTTTTGATATTTTCATATTCATTCAAAAAATGATTTTTTATAAAAGAAAAAAAAGGCAAAAAGATAATTGGCAAATGTGATTGATTGACAATTCCCAATATCGCACATTTATAGTTTTGGTATTTAATTATTTTATTATATGGGATAAAATCTCTATGTGTCTTAAAAAGCCCGGGTTCATTAAGGAGGGGTTCGTTATGGAATAAAGTAAGAAGTGTGAGAAGAATGGACCTAATTGTTTGACACGATGTCCATTGTTCCCCTCTCCATGTATTTAATGTTGATAGACAAACTTTTCCATTGCGATATAAATTTGGGTGAAAACGTGTAACGCCATCATTTGTTAAAAAAGTCAATTCGGGTGGAGAATATGGATAATTATAGGGAAACTTCCAAGAAAATAGATAATTACCATCAGCGTAGATAGAATCCGGAGGTCCAATAATAAGTGAATAACCTTTTAACATATCGTCTTCATCGTGTGCATAAAATATCCCCTGGTCAGTTAGTGGATGACATACAATATCCTTTATATCAGAAATTAGGCGATGTTGTGTTTCACGAGTTATAAATATCTTAGAATTTTTTGGTGTCGTCATTAATAATGGTTATATTTAGACATTTTTAAATATATTTTTTTTATTAATAATTATGAATAGTTAATCTAAATTAAAAAATTGAGTTAAAATAAAATGATATTTTATAAATAGAATAACTATGCATAGTCTTGATAAATTTCTAAAAAATCATATACCGGACGCCATACAATCTTGTACTCATACACGTATAGGTAATGCATCATTACATGTTTATGGTGGAAAATATCATATACCGCCCGAAGATTTCTCTGAATTTTACAAGTTATATCATAAAAAGGTATTTATAGATCATATGGATGAGCATTTGGTAGAGAAGCCTCTTTCAAAGAAATTTCCCATTTTGATTGATTTAGATTTTCGATATAGTGAAAATATTGATGAACGCCAACATACAGACAAGCATATTGTGGATATTATTAATGTTTATTTGAAAAATTTGTTAAATATCTTGGATATAGCTGAAGGAACACAATTTCCGATATTTGTATTTGAAAAACCGGAGGTAAATACCTCGTTGGTCGATGTTACAAAAGATGGGATACATATAATTATAGGAATTTTAGTGGACTCTATATTGCAGCGTATGTTGCGCGACTTGGTATTGAAAGATATAGAACAAATTCTTGATGATTTGCCAATAATAAATACTATCGAGAATATAGTGGATATTTCTGTTTCGAGGGGAACACAGGGCTGGCAAATGTATGGCTCCAGAAAACCAAATAATCAGGCGTATGAAATAGTGCATTATTACAACGCCAAATGGACGAGTGATGGATGGCAAGATTTGGAAGATGTGAATATTTCTGAATACGAAAAGCTTGATTTAATGGTGAAAGTAAGTGCCCAGAATAAAGATCATATTTTGGGGATTGTTAATAATAATATTAAAGATGAATATGAAAAAAATAAAAATTTTATTAATAGTAAAATTATCAAGAAATCTGCTCCTCAAATGCAATATTATAATATGATTAATTATTCTAAATTTACCAAGCGCGAAGAATTGAAGGCGGTGGTTACTGAGTTTATAGAGGCATTGTCCATGGAGGAATACAATATTCGTGAGATATATGAATATACTATGATTTTACCCAAAAAATATTATGCTGAGTACAATAATTGGTTACAGGTGGGATTTGCTCTACATAATACGGATCGCCGTTTATTTATGGTATGGATGATTTTTAGTAGCCAATGGGAATCGTTTGAATTTAATAAAATGGAGGAATATTTTGAGGTTTGGAATGGCATGCGTGATGATGGTTTGACGGAAAGGTCCATAATTTATTGGATAAAAGAGGATTGTCCTCGTAAATATAAAAAAATTTACAATAATACAATTAGTGCATATATTGAAAATAGTATATCCTTTCCTACAGATCATAATATGGCATTGGTCTTATTCAAAATGTTTGAGGGTCAATATGTATGTGCAAGTATTAAAAATAGGATATGGTATGAATTTAGAGGGCATAAATGGGAAGAGGTTGATTCGGGGACAACCCTTAGAAATCATATTACAAAGAAAATTGCGGCGGAATATAATAAAAAAATTGCGACGATGAAGGAAAAATTAACCCATACAAAAGATGGGGCTGAACAAAAGAGGTTACATTCAAAAATTTTGGTAGGGTTGACGATTTGTCTGAAGATGGGGAATGTCGATGGTAAAAATAAAATAATGAGGGAGGCACAGGAGTTATTTTATAATAACTCCTTTTTCGAGAAATTGGATTCAAATCCATATCTGCTTCATTTTACAAATGGTATTATAGATTTTGGTGCAAAAACGTCAAAAAAACTATTTCGGGATGGAAAACCCGATGATTATATATCATTGTCTACAAAACATGAATATATACAATATGATAAATCTGATAAAGAACAGGTAGAAATTAAAAAACAAATCGATGAATTTTTCGGTCAATTATTTACAAATACTGAGCTAAGACGATATATGAAAGACCATTTGGCATCTACATTAATTGGTACTAATGAGAATGAAACATTTAATATTTATAATGGTGTTGGGAGAAATGGTAAATCTAAGTTGGTAGATTTAATGGGAAAGGTGTTGGGAGAACTAAAAGGGGTTGTCCCGTTATCTTTGGTGACAAGAAAACGGGAAAGTAGTGGGAAGGCTTCACCGGAATTAGCCAGATTGAGGGGAGTTAGGTATGCAGTAATGCAAGAGCCATCGAAAAATGATAAAATAAATGAGGGGCAAATGAAAGAATTAACAGGTGGCGATGCAATACAAGCTCGTGCTTTGTTCAGAGATCCAATAGAATTTAAGCCTCAATTTAAATTGGCTGTATGTACAAATAATTTATTTGACGTTAAGAGTAATGATGATGGGACCTGGCGGCGTATTCGTGTTTGTGAATTTCTATCTAAATTTTGTAATAAACCATCAGTAGATATAAAAGATAAAGAATTTAATGGAATAGCGCCAAGTAAATTATTAGCAAAATTTGATGAATGGTTGCCAGTATTTACGTCATTATTAGTAGATATTGCGTATAAAACACAAGGAAGAGTTCACGACTGTGCAATGGTGTTATCGGCTAGTAATAAATATCGGGGGTCACAAGATTATATGGGCAAATTCTTTGATGATAATATTGTGAAGGAGGAGGGGATAGAAATAACCTTAAAATGGAGAGATGTGTGGCATGATTTTCGGGAATGGTATACAAACAATGGATATGGTAGAGATGTCCCCAAACATAGTGAGGTTAAAAATTTTATGGAAAATCGATTAGGATTATATCCTAAAAGAGGATGGAAAAATTATCGAATGGTCAACGCCGATGAGATGCAATGATTACATTATTCTATTAAACTTATCAGCCATCTTTGTCATTTGAAAGGAAATAACATCTTCAAAATTTGAAGCTTTTTCGCTGATATTTTGTCTAGCATTTGGTATTCCCATATTCGGTAGCGAATTTCTTAAAATAGACAAAAAGGTAGGCGCCGGGCAGAGAGGTTGTGGTGGTGGTGGTGGTGGTGTCCATTTGGGTGGAGTAAATGGTGGCGGGACAATAGGAGGACCAACTTTCGAAGCCGGTTTAGTTGGACAAACTGGTGGCGCCGGGGGGATATAAATTTTGATGGGAAATAACCACGTTATAAGGGGTTTTATAAAAATAGGTACTAATAATAATACAGCAACAGTCACAGAAAAACATCTTTGCAGATAAAGTGTTTGAAAAATATAAAAATAAAAGAAGTAAAACATTAGTAATGCCCAGTAGAATACTCTGAAATAAAAAACATTTTTCTTATTAGCATTTACACGCCGGTTATAATAAACTGCAAGACGATCATTGACATTATTTTTTTTTTGGTAATTATTAATTTCCTGATCAATTTGATTAATATCTCTTCCATAACTCTCACCTAATTCTTCCAAATATTTTTCTGATGTTGTTTGTGATTCTAAACTATTGATCCTATTTTGAATTTCATTTACCTTTTGTTCAAAATTATTGCTTAACACTTGTCCAATGTTATCTACCTCTACCGCTGCTTCTCCCTCTTTAAAATTAATATAGGCAGCACCCCCCTGTGAATATGTGTAAAAAGCTTTTTCTGCATTTTCAAATTCATCGGGTGCATTTGCCAGTGTTGCCTTTGCCTCTGTATAATTTTGAAATAATAATTCATCTTCCAGATCTGCGTGGCAGTCAGCATTACATTCTAAAGGATTGTCTTCAAAGAATTTTTCTAATAATGGTGTGACACCGCCATATAATTGATCTATATGATCCTGTGTTATCGTCGCATTTTTATCTAAATTGTCTGCTCCTATTATTGATAATAAATTTTCCATAATTGTATATATATATATATAAATATACAAATATCAGTAGTTAGTTGAATGGAGCTCCTCCTAAATCATTCTTTTCTTGGAAAGCTCTAACAACTTGGAATCCTTCAGCGCTATTCTTCACACAACGTCCATTACTGTATTGGTATGAACCGGGTGGTGTTTTTGCGTTACAAGCTGCTATATCAGCTGCCTGCTTGAGCTTCTTCTCAGCTTTCGACATTTTTCTCATTTCTTTGTTAATATCCCCCCAGCCCTTCTTGTAATCAGCGTCAGCGCCGCGTAATAACTTACTAAAGAATTTTTTATCATGTTGCCATACCGTGTCTCCTCCGCCAGCCGGTCCCACCTTAACAATATTGGGTTGTTTAAAACGATTATAATTTTGATTGCTACGAGTTATCATGTCCCACCCCGCTTTAACGATCAATACACCACCGATAGAGATAGTTAACATTATTCCAAGTTTTGAAATAGCGACAGGTATTAATTGTGTTTTAAGACAATATGAAAAGAATAAAATGGCTATACTTGTGAATGCGATAAGCTGCATGGCACTTTTATGCTTTGAATATCTCAAATATTCGTATTCACCAATCTCTACCATACGTATTTTATCTGCCCGGGCACCGAGAATATCACCGACACCAGCCTTTAAATTATTCAATTGCGATTCCATCATATTAGTAGTTGTAATTTGGTCGGTTAAAGCTCGTCTTTGCACCTGACTATTTTTGTCTAAATTAACATAGATCTTCCCAAGTTGTCCAAACAAACTATTTCTCAAATCGCTTAAATTATTTATCTGAGCGATGATATCATTTTGTTGCGTAGTATCCGTGGGGTCGTTTAAATTTACGAGTTCCAAGGTCGAAAACAAATATTCTTCCAAAGATTGAAGATCTTTAATATTTGTCAATAAATCAAAAACTGGCGCGGGTGTTATAGTTGGAGGATATGTTGGTGGCACCCAGTTAGTGGGGGTAGGTCCAGCGGCGGGTGGAACTACTGGGAAATTATTTGTGTTTTGATAAAGTGTGCGGTTGTTGCTTATGTCCACGCGCGCTTGGGTGGGAGTGACTTGAACAAATGTATTTCCTGAGTTAGCATTACTCATATATAATATATTGTATAAAAAAATATTTTATATATTCATCCTCTCATTCTAAATATTTTGAATATTGTATAAAAAAATATTAATGCTGCTAAAATACTCCAAATACGATATTGATAATACCCCGATGTAGCTTTAATTTGGGCATCCTCTGCTTGTCCCGCTAAAGTTAAACCAGGCTGAGCATTACCTTGAATCAATAACATTAATTCATTATAAAAATATTTGTACATAGTTAACTCATTTTGCAATTCTACATTTTGCGTGGTACTTTGTTGATAATAAGTCCTTGTTTCAGTTTCCAGATCTTGTATTTTTTTATAAATCTGTCCAGCTGTGGTTATTAATTTTTTGCTCAGCGCCGCCAATAGTGGTTTTTCTTCCCCTGCCCCTGCCCCAACTGTTGCTAAATTACAAAAACTATTTTTGGTCATTTTTACATTACCACTGTTCATATCCAAGTTATTCCAGGTGTCCGCATCCATAGGAGTTAATGCGGTATAGCAAGTTCCGGTTAGATTATCGGCGGGATCGCTATATGTAGGTTGATCAAAAGGAAATAATGTCCCTTTATCGGGTCCCCAAGTGCCTATATATCCTTTAGGGTCAATAGATCCTAAACTACAAGTGAGTGAGTCTATATATTGTTGTGAAATATTTCCCGGGTAGTTGTCTTTTATGTGTGTAATTTGATCTAATGTGGCTTGTGAACATCTCGCTTGCACTATGTCGTGGGACATTTATATAAATAAATCTATATTATTTATTTGCTAAAGTTTAATTATTATAACGCTGGACTGATGTATTTCTAATACATATACTTGTCCAAACATAATACCCACCGTATCCTTGCATTAACTGTCGATGCCACAATCAATATTTCCATTCTTCATATTCTTATGTACAAGTATTTCCGCCCTCGTGATCCTCAAAAGTACAGCAAGCAGCAGCACATATTGTTTGCTGGTACGACTTTGTATAGGATCCATACATATATGGACACCCCCCCGGCGTACACTTTTCACCATTGGGCGACATGCACGTGCCACCTGTGGAGTCCCACGTCCCACTCGACCTTGAAGCACACTCCGCCTTCGCCTTATCGTACGCGGCGCAAGATGCGCACGAGGGCGCCCCCCCAGTTAACCGTGGCACTATAATATTGCGACCGACAGGAGACTGATTTGGATTTGCAATATACTGATTTACGTCATTGATATAAACTTTGTATAAACTCTGTTGTTGAGACATCAAACTATTTAGATTATCTATTTGTGCAGCACTCTCTGTGGGATCATCATCCTTTTTATATAGTAAATCATCTGTTCCTACAGGACACCATCCATATCGGGGACTTCCCATTTTAGTCATTGCGCAATTACTGTAGGATACAGGTCCAGTATTAGACCCACCCGGACCGAATTCATCAGACGGACCAGAAAATGACCTAAATCCTTCTAATACATTTTTTTTTAGATATTTTCTTAATTCTAAAAATCCTTTTCCTTGTCCAAGTTGATTAAAATTCATATTAATATTAAAACAGAAAAAAACCTTTTTAAAATACTTTCGAGTATGCAGACCAGAATACTGCATTCTCTATCGTAGGTACAATTAATATTTCGTGTTTTCTGTCGATTCAGTTGTTGGTGAAACTCTTGTCCTTATCACTAAATGTCTTGAAAGCTATTTCACCATTATTCAGGTTCTTATGTACAAGTATTTCCACCCCCCCCCCGTGATCCTCAAAAGTACAGCAAACAACAGCACATATTGTTTCCTGGTAGTGTTTGGTATAGGATCCGTGCGACAAAGATAGGTTTGCCCTTATCGTTGCTATTTCGCACCACAAAATGAGCTTAAAGGCTGAACGTTATTAGGTGCAGAACGCGCGCTCCACGCCCTGCTCCTCCATCCAATTTACGCACACGGGACCGAACTCTCGACGAAAGAAGCTGCAGGGCAGGAAGTTGTCCGTTTGCAAAAACCAGGTCG